TGGCAAATACTGAATACCAACCAGTGGCTAGCATAAGACTAATCATTTTGGACATAAACCTTTGCCTACCGCTGCGCCTATATCTCTCCTCCTCAGCTTGCCACCTTTTGGTAATGTAACTTTCCAACTGGCTGGTGGCAGACACTTCTGCTGGTAACAATTCCTCTATTTCTATTTTGTGGCTAATAATACTGGATTGGAGGAGGAATCGGCCTAGGTTATATCCAGTCTTAGGGTCATTGGAAACAACTGACTCCATACCTTCCTGCTTTAACTCATCTTTAAGGGAAAGGATATCATACCAATCTCGTATTTTCTTATTCCTAGTTGACCAATTAGCCTTGAGCTTACCACACTTCTGTATCAGGTCCGACGCCAATAATGCCATAATTAACCTCCCTACTTACTTATCGGTTGGCTAGTAACAAACCTTAGGACTATGTTGATTATTGCCAGGATACTGGTAGCTAATGCAGCCTGAACCTCAACATCCAGTTCTATTCCAAATTGGCTGTTAAGGATTATAGCTACTATAGCCAAGAAGTTCACCCACAATGTCTTACTGGCGTACCAATGTTTACTTTCCACTTTACCCTCCTTTTATAATACCGCTCTATCTAGTTGGTACCCTTTTTCACCTACTTCAAATACCTCACCAGTTTGAGGTTCTACAACTACCCTCCTATCCTCTGCCCTAACAAGATTAAAGGCATGATAGCCCATCGGAGTGTTACCTAACTGTATTGCACAATCATTTATGCCAAACTCAGAGGACATTAAACCCTTGAATAGGATTGCAAAATCATCACAATCCATTCTTGCTTTCCTATATTTGGGGAATTTATAGACTTTCCTTATCCACTTAGTAGCCTCTTTTACTCCCCATAAAGTTGTATAGTAATATGGCTCACCAGCATCCCATAATCCCATAGGAATGGCAATACCTAAATCCTGCATTTCCTTCTGGACTAATTGGGAATCATTCTCATAAAAGGTAATATCAGGCTTTCCTGCCTCAAATTCCTGTTCTCCAAGGGCTTTACAAATACCACAGGCTATATTCCTTATTAACTCTAACATTACCATTTCCACCCACTGCGACCAGCATATCCCCTTTTCGGTTGTATAGGATTCAAACAACATATACCTACAGCGCAAGCCATGTAGATATCGTTGGGGCCAACCACTGCTACTTTATCCCCTAACAGCCTATGATTCCTACACTGCCTGATGAACTCCAGGTCATAACACTCCATATCATAAAGATTTTTCTCTACCTGCTGTAACATATAGGGCTTATTACCAGAAGTAGTTAACCAGCCCGGCACCATAGTTCCCACACCACTGATAATATCCTTTCTCATATAGATTGGTCGGCGATTTTTCAACACCTCTGTTACTGCCAAACCATGACTATTAGCCTCCCAGGTTATCTCAGCCCTATTGTAAAGGTCAGAGGCTGCCATAGCTTTATTACCAATAACTTCAGGTGAATATAATCCAGCATCCCTGGCACAATACCTTAGCTTGTTATTACCAAATTCATCCTTAACATAGGTTAGGACTACCATAGCAGCCAAGGTTATCTTTTGCTGGCCAGGGTCTATAGCTACTATATACTTTCTACCCTTTTCAGGAGGAAACCAAATTTGCAGGTTGCCAATACTCTTAGGTGCTAGGTAGCAACCCTCTGCCAGTTTATTCATGGTATTGGTATCATGGTACATATCGCCAGTGGCAAGGAAGCAGGATATATCATCCTCCGGAAACTCCTGCTTGAATAAGGTTCGGGTTTCACCTCTCCTCTTGAGGCTCTCCATAACCTTCATCATCCACCTTCTCCATCTTATCTGGTCAAAGGTAAGTCCTTTAAGAAAATGGAGGGTATCTTCTTCACCATTTAGTTGAAACTCCTCCTTATTGGCTTCTGGTATTTCCCTAATTCTAGGGTCACCCAACTTTATTTGGTATTCCTCGTGCAGGAACCAGGGATAGAAATGGGCAGTGAATATAGACTTGCCCTGCCTTGCCTCTACATACCAATCATGGAATTCATTCTCCTCACCATTAGGAGTAGAGAAGCTATCCACTGTACCACCTGGAGGTATCCTAGCCATAGCTGGGGCAATCACCCTCTCCGTAGCCTCAGGAACATAGAAGGCGTGTTCATCCAGTAATAGGTGATGAATGGCTTCTGTCCTACCTGCTGTTTTACTCCTGGCCGAGGCTATATAGATAGAACTAAGACCTATCAACTTACCATCTACTATAAAGCGGAAGGATTTCAGGAACTCTGAGTCATTCTGAATTTCAGGAAAGCCCGGTATTCCCAAATTATTCAAATGATTATAGAAGAAACTAACCTTACCCAACAATCTTTGGGTAATGAAATCCTCATAAGCCACTAATACAGTATTTGTCCCTGGATTAGTCAAAGTATCAACCAACCTGCTAGCAATCCTCTCAGTACTGAACCCTACCTGGGCAGGCTTGACCCAAATATCCATACCAGTTTGGGTCTTATCAACATCATCCTGAATGGCATTATAGACAAAGGGAACTATCTGCCTAGCCTTATTCTCAACCACTAGCAAAGTTTCTATAAACTTACGGTTGTTCCCGATTAACTCTGCAAATCGCTTTTTTAGATTAACAACCACTATTTCCTTCTATTTAAACTTTTTAAGGTAATTGCCAACCTTGCCTGCTTGCCCCTTCTACCTGGAGCCTTAGCTTGGGACTTCAACCAGCTAGGACTAATTCCATCCCTTAATGCACCTGCCCTTTTAGCCGCTGCCCTTAAACTTCCTGGGCGTTTAATTGCTCCAGCTATCCACTTTTTAGCCATTTGGTAACCTCCTTTTCCTCCTTCTAAGTCCTATCCTACTTACCTGTGCCTTGAGCAAGTTATGCCTACCTGCTGCTGCCTGTTTGGCTGAGGCTCTTTTACCTTTAGCCATCAAACACCTCTCTTACTACCTATCTCCCTACTTAACCTTATTTCAAGGACTGATTTCGTAAAATCAAATGCCTCACCTGATTCATCCTTACCACTAAGGAGCTGTCTCAGCATAAGTAGGTGTTGTGGGGTATAGAATTTCCTGATGGCTTGTAGGTACTGCTGTTCCGGTTCTGTTAATGGCTTACCCACTGCATCCTTGTACAGGACTTTGAAGTCTTTGGACAATACCAGCTTAAAATTCCTGGTATATTCAATATCCAAAAGCTGGTTACTTAACTTCTCCCTAACATCTGGAATTTTAGAAACAAACTCCACAAAGGCGGGGTCATTTTGGGTCCAACGAGTTAAGGTTCTATCATGGATACCAGTTAGCCTTTTAGACTCAATTCTGGAAAAGCCTGCTACCAAGTAGCCCAAATAAGTAGCTTTGAGGTCACCCTCAATGTAATGGCTAACTAGAGACTGTACCATCCCTTCTGTTTGGGTAAGTCCTGTCTGTTCCTCAGCCTCCTCAACTACATTCATAATTATACCTCTATCCCTAAGTATATCACAAACTAGATTAAAAGTCAAACTAATATACTTAATCTGGATTAATACTATATTATAAATAGAATATTACAATGTAGCATGTTGGTTTGTAATATTAAATTCTAAAAAATATGACTAAAGTATATGTCCAGCTACTTGACGACAATTAACCAATTTGCTATAATATAAGTAGGGAAGTAAAAAATGGTAATGGCTATGGGTTGGGGCTACCACCAACAAAATGGACAGTGGCAGGAAATTGATGAATTGGGAAGCCAATTATCCATAGAGATTGGCTGCCCTGTTCACTACCCGGCTTTTGGCAAAAGATTGCTTGAATGTAAATGCGGTGTTGTTTTTCCCATATACCTAGTGGCAAGTAGGAATTGGGAATTGATTAGACGGAAGCATATTGAGGAAAGGAGATATAGTTTGGTATGAATTGCTATATAATAGGAGGGAGGTTAATATGGGTAAACCAAAAACAGCTACTTGTCCAGGTTGTGGGAAACCAATCAATAGGCATGATGCTAATAGGATTGTATTGAAGCTGGTTAACAGCCCAAAAGGTACTAAGGTAACTTATCACCTCAAGTGTTATCAGGAAACAGGGATATGATATGTTTAGCTATAT